AACAGCATATTTTGAAAATATACCTGTATATGAAGGAACTGTTATTACAACGACATACACAGTAAATTCATCTTTGCCACAACGATTTATTTTACAGAACCCAAACGTTGATATTAGTTCAATTCGTGTAAACGTTTATCCAAGTGTACAAGCAACTTCATATCAGACTTACGACTACTCGGATAATATTTTAGATGTAACACCACAGTCAAGAGTCTTCTTTCTTGAGGAGATTGAAGATGAAAGATATGAATTATTTTTTGGCGATGGTATTTTAGGAAAGAAGCTAGAAAATAATAACAAAATTGAAGTATCGTATCTTACTACAAACGGTCCTTCTACAAATGGAGCGAAGAATTTTACATTCAACGGCGTTGTAACCGATTTGTTTGATGTTTCTGGGTATCCATATAACGTTAACGTCACATTTTCTGATGTGGCGAATGGTGGTGCTAGCGTAGAAAGCATTGCCAAGATTAAATATAATGCTCCAAAATATTTTGGAACTCAAGATCGTGCTGTAACTTCTTCAGATTATGCCAGCATTGTGAGGAAAATCTACCCAGCAGTTTCTGACATTATAACTTTTGGTGGAGAGGAAGATCTTCCCCCAGAATATGGAAAGGTTAAGATCGTCATTAAACCATCAAATGCTAGCTTCTTATCTTCTAGTACAAAAAGAGATATTGTAGCTAAACTCAAAAAATATATGGTTGCTTCTGTGACACCAGAAATTATTGATCCTTCATTACTTTACATTGAAGCAACATCATCAATTTTCTATGCTGTAAACAATACAACATTAAGACCTGAAGAAATTAGAAATAAGGTAATTAACGCTATCGAAAGTTATCTTGTTCAATCCACAGTAGAAAAATTCAACGGGAAGTTTAGATTTAGTAAATTTGTATCAGTTATCGATAATGCCGATCCATCCATCAATTCAAATGCCACATCTATTATGATGAGGAAAGATTTTTATCCACAGATCAATTCCTCTTCATATTATGAGCTTTGCTATCAAAATCGTTTTGACAAAGATTGTGAGGGTCCAACTCTCATGTCAACTGGATTTAAAGTGACCGAATTCCCAACTTACACAGTCTATTTCGAGGATAAGGATGGCATAATCTACCTATATAGATTAGACAGGTTAACAGGTGAAAAAATTATATTAAATGATTCTCTGGGTACGGTTGATTATGCTAAAGGTGAAATCAAACTTTATAATGTAACTATCATTCAAGGTAGTTTTGGTGATAACAGAATTGAAGTACGGGTTAAACCCTTTTCTAATGACATCAGTGCTTCAAGAGAAGTGTACCTAGATGTTGATGTTGTTAGAAGTAAATTTACGGCATATCCAGAGTAATTAAATGGCTCCAAAAAAGAGAAGGATATCATCCCTGATTGATTCACAACTTCCAGGGTTTATAACAAATGAGTATGAGAATTTTTCTAAATTCATAGAAAAATACTATGAGCATTTGGAGTCTGCTGGTCAGCCATTGGATATTATATCCAATTTAGATCAGTATAAGAATATTGACTATTATGAAGAACATTTACTCAAGCAGTCAACTACATTGACAGCAAATGTAAATGCTGACGCCACAACTATTTTTGTAGATGATGCAACATCATTCCCTAAAGAAAATGGTTATATCAAAATAGGCAATGAAATTCTGTTTTATCAGGAAAGAACTGATAACCAGTTTTTATACGTGTCTAGGGGTGTAAGTGGTAATACAACACTGGGAGATTTGTATCATTCTTCCACATTTGTTACTACGGCAGCACAAGCACATTATACAGGCGATGTTGTTCAAAATATTAGTAATTTGTTTTTGTATGCTTTAGTCAAAGAATTTGAAAAGACTTATCTTGGATCTTTTCCAGAAGCATATTTAAAGCGTGATGTAGATAAAAGAACGTTAATCAAGAATATTGGCAAATTTTATAGAGCAAAGGGAACTGATAGATCTATAAAATTTATTTTCAACTCAATTATTTCCCAAACTCAAGATGATGTACCAGAGGTATTCAATCCAAAAGATTTTACGCTAAAATCTTCGGTATCTGATTGGGTAAGTGATTATATTTTAAAAGTAAAAGTTACTTCTGGAAATCCATTTAATTTAGTTGGTAGAGTAATTACCCAAGAATTGGATTCTTTTGATGAAACATTGACATTTGCTTCTGCTGTAGTAGATAATGTAATTGACATTGGTGATGATTTCTATCAGTTAGTTTTAGAACCAAGCACCATAAATGGGCAATTTAAAGTTGCCAGCGAAACAACTACAACAACAGCTACTTCAAACACTCTCACTACTGGCGATAGAATTAACGTCAAATCTACGTTTGGTTTTCCTCAGCAAGGAAAAATTCTATTAGGTGATGAAGTAATTGTATATTCGGATAAAACTGTAAACCAGTTTATTATTGATAATAGAGTAGGTCCAATTAGAAATCATGGTGATAACGAGACCGTCTATTCATATTCGTCAATCAATGATGGTAATGGTGTACGTTTAACTTCGTTTGGATTAATTTACAACCTAATCCCTTCAAAATCTGCTCCTTATTCAAGCACTGAAGATTTTGTCGAAGTTTCGGAATCTGGATTTAAAACTTTAGATCCAATCATCTTTAACAGAAATCAAAACAGAAATAGATGGTTAATTAATACAGATCCCGATTTAAATCCAACTTATATCAAAGGAGTTCAATCCAAGTATTCGGCTGATATTGGTGCAATTTTAGAAGATGATCAATATTATTATATTTGCTCTTCTGGATATCCAAAGGGCAATCTTCTGGTAGATACCAATTATACAGAACAACTGAATGACCAAAAACATCTGAAACTTATCAGAAAAAAACCAATCACTACTACCGAAGTATATACAACCCCATCTAGAGATGTCGGAATTTTTATAGATGGCGCTGTAGCAATTGGATATAAAGACACAGATGGAATTAAATATGGACCTATAGTTTCAACGTCCATTACTAATAGAGGAGTTTCATATGCTGCTGCTCCCTATGTTTTAATTGACGAAGTTCCAGGCAAAGCTAGAGCAAATCTGGCAGGTTCTGTTGTAGATTCTATAGAAATTTTAACAACTGAAAATTATAAAAAAGATCCAACTATTAGAATTACTTCTGGTGAAGGAGCTATTCTTTCTCCTGTTATTACTAATGGTGCTATTACTAGCATAGATATTGTAAATCCAGGTAGATACTATTCTTCGCCACCAAAAATTATTATTATTGATACCTTAGGAAAAGGAAATTTTGCTGAGTATGAAGCTATTGTATCTTCAAAGGGAGAAATAGAATCTGTTCGTAAAATTAGTAAAGGAAGATTTTATACCAGAGGATATACCACTGTTATAGTTGAGCCTGCTGGTAAGAATGCCTCAGCAACAGCAGAGATCAAAAAGTGGGTTTATGATAGATATAATCGAGTAAAAAACAATTTAGATTCTAGTAATGGCACGATTTTAAGAAATTATAATTTAACTAGAGATTATGGATATGGTTATATTGCTAATCCTATTAATGTAAGAAAGAGAGCATATTTAACTCAGTCTGAATATACAAGCAATGTTTTATATCAAAACGTTCATTCTCCGATATTAGGTTATGCTTACGATGGCAATCCCATCTATGGTCCATATGGATATTCAAATCCAACCAACCCAAATTCATCAATCACTAGACTATCAAGTGGATATCAGTTAAAATCTTCTAGACCAAATGGACCAGACACTGGTTTGTATCCTCTAGGAACTTTTGTAGATGATTACAAGTGGATACCTTCAGTAAATTCTGGAAAGACAGAACTCGATGTCAATAACGGAAGATTTTGTGTAACTCCAGATTATCCAAACGGAACTTATGCTTATTTCATAACTGTAGATCAAAATGAAGTTCCTAAGTTTCCATACATTATTGGTTTAAATTATTATTCTCTACCAGTAGATTCGAATTATAATTCTGATATTTCACAGGATGATATTCCTGCTAATTTGAAAGCTTTAAAAACTTCAGCAACTGATCAAAATGGATTTGATTTTTCTGGTTTAATCAAAGATGTAGAAGTTGGTAATATATCTGGATCTTTTGTGGAGTCATCTCCAAATAATTTTTCGCCAGGAAATGCTGTACATGTTGATAATACTGGAACCGATGGTTCTGGTTCAGTTTTAACTGTTAAAGAAGTTACTGGAAAAAATATATCATCAATAGAATCTGTAGAGACTAAGGCTGCTAGAGTTTTTATTCAAGAAAGCGCATATCTATTTGCTGGAGATAGAGTACAGCAAATAGATATTGATGGAACTATCTTAGCTCAGGGATATTTAATAGGTGATGTAATTAATTCTAATGATTTAGTTTTAAGAAATTCTTTTGGAACATTTGTAAAAGATGTTCCAGTCGATTCTGATACTTTAGTCGTTCAGTTAGTTTTAAGTCAAAATTCTAATTTCACTGTTGGATCAACAATGACGTTGACCAATGATGACAAAGAAGTTATAGCCACTGGTTTAATTTTAGAAACAATTACAAGACAAAACTCAGTAAAAATTAAAGTCACTTCTGGCGAATTTATTGTAACAGAAGATTATTATCTACGTAGCACAAACTTAAGTGATACTAATAGATCTAAAATAATTTCTATTCAATCATTAAGTACTGGTCTAACTCCATATCTGTATGAAGATAACCTTGCCATTGTAGAAACTTCGGAACCTCATGGTTTAGGTTCTGGTGATATGGTTGATGTTACCATTACTACAGATGATTTTGATTCTACAACTCAATATTATGTGAGAAAAAGATTATATCAAAATGTTTCTTTGATTCCTCCAGTACATAGATCAACTATTGTTGATACTGGTGTTGGTAGTGCCGAAATTTTAAATAGTGGCAAAGGATATACTACTGATGTATATTATGATGTAGAATTAATTTTCCAGGATCAAACCAAAACTAGAGATGGACTAGGAGCTCCTGGAAATAGTAAAAATGCTAAAGCTACGATCGTTGTTTCTAACCCATCTGGGGTTGGTGCTGGCGTTGTCTCATCTATTATTCTCTCATATAAAGGAAGCGGATATAAGAGAGGAGATATTTTAACAGTTTCTGATGCTTCTTTATCGAGAGTACCAACAGAAGAAAGTTCTCAACGTTTAGTTGTTGAGGTTACTCATTCTGGTTTTGCCTTTGACAATACCGAGCTGAGACTGACAAATGTTACAAATCTTTCTAAAGACGATTATATCAAGATCGGCAATGAAATTTTATTGATAACTAAGGTCGATATTGTTGCAAAATCTATTACTGTTTCAAGAGGGCAAAAAGGCACTATACCTCAAAATTATTTTGATGGATCAGAAGTTTCTTTGTATGAATCTTTTTACAGATTAGAAAATGGTTTTAGACCATTCGGAGAATCTCCAACAAAACCATATTTAATTTCATATGATAAGTCTTCACAAGATTTGAGTGTTGCTTTCGAATATTCTGTAAGTAATCCCCAAATTCTTTCAATAAGTTCTTCATTCTTTGATCAAAGTATTCCTGCTAAACTAGTTTCGATAAAATCAGTCGAAGAATCTAAGTACAAATTAGAATTTTCTAAAGATCAATTTAATTTTGATACCAATCCAGTAATTAAAATTCAAAAATACTACAAATATATTTTTGATGTCAGTCACCCATCAATGGGAGATACTTATCTAGATTTTTCTTCTAGTTCTAACTATAACATTTTTACAGAAGAAAAAGAGGTTAGTACAATTTCTCCTGGTAATGCTGGATCATATGTGTCTATTAAACTTGGATTTGGTCCAGCAATTTCTTCAAACACATATCAAGAAAGAAAACCAATCAATTTTCAAAATTATTTTTACTTCATCAAAGTATCTCCAGATGTAGACACTGGTGGTTCATACTTAAGTATTGTTGACGATCCTCTATCTGGTCCAAAAAAAGTTTTATACACTACAGATACTAGATTTGTTTATTCTGTTGATAACGTTCCTGCATATGATGGAACTGGGAGTATGACATATACCACTTCATCAACTAATGCTGTTGGTAGTATTGTATCATTAAAAATTATTAATACTGGCGGAAATTATAAAAAACTACCCATCATATCTGGTATTTCACCAACATTAGAAAATGAAGCTATTGTAGATCCAGTATGGGATCCTTTGAAAAAACAAATTGTTGGATTTAATATTACTAAAAAAGGATCTGGGTATGTCAATCCAATTGTAGTGATTATCGATGGAGATGGAATTAATTATGAATATGAATGTGATTCTTTGAACGGTGAGTTAACTCAAGTTAGAATTAAAAAACCAGGATCTGGTTTTACATACAAACCAACAGTAAGAATTGCTGAAGGAAACGTTCGTGTTTACTTAGAATCCAAAACGATTGGTGTTCCGAAAAATGTAAAGATTAATAATCCAGGGAGAGGATATAATTCAGATACTTCTACTACTAGATTTTTCAAAGGCGCTACTACGCTTGCCTTAAAGAATATTTCTGATACATTTTTTGCTGGAGAAGTAATCACACAAGATTCTACTGGAGCTAAAGCAGTTGTTACTAATGAAGGATGGAAAGACGGAAGTAACTTGTTAAAAGTTAGAGCAATTCAAGGTATCATCGAAAATGGCCAAATTAGAAGTCTTACTGGCAATAGAACCGCTTATGTTTATGATCAATATACAACAGAATTTTCTGTAGATCTTAGATCTTATGTAGATAATTTTGGATCTTATGCTGGTGATAGAGGAAAAATTAGCAGTGCTAATCAAAGATTACAAGATTCTTACTATTATCAAGATTATTCTTATTTGGAGAGATTTAATTAAGGAGACCACTCACCCAGCTGGATTCCAAATGTTCAGCGAGATGGTTATTGATAGTAAAGCAGACATTCCAATGCCTGTTGAACAGTCTCCAATATCACATTATACTGTTATTGAGTTACCAGCTTTGGATGTAACTTCATTATCATCCAAATATCAATCAACAACATCCTGGGTAAAATTCGATTCTATTTCAGTAGAAAATGGAACTGGTTCGGTTTCCGTTGATACTTTTGATACATCAGAAACTAGAGTTTATGATTTAAAATTAACTCCAGAATTTGATGGGGATTTTGACTCAAATACAGGACAATTAGTTGGCACAAAAATATTTACTTTAGTAGATAAGAATTCAAATTCTCCTGTAGTTGTAGACAAACCAGAACAATTGATTATAACGTTAGATGGTATTTGGCAAGAACCTGGAGTTTCTTATACGGTAAATGGTAATCAAATTGAATTTTCTGCTCCTCCATTTGGAAAGAGAATCGTAGAAGGTCAAGAAACTAATGAAGTTAAGTTTTATGGTAGATTATTTAAGTTTAAAAATCCTTCTTTAACAGATAGATATTTTAGAAAAGTTCAAAATATTTCAGATCAATTTGACGGTGTTCAATTTGTATTTGATTTATATTGGGAAGATGATGGAACCCCAGTAAAAACAGATCCAAATGAAAATTTCCTTGTCGGACTGAATGGTGTAATACAAAAAGCAAGAATGGAAGCTGGAATTCCATATGGCAATTCATATCAAATTGAAAGGTCCAATAATGTAAATGTTCCAGATAAAATTATTTTCTCCAAACCACCTATTGATAATGAAGATGCTTATGGACCACCAGAAGAAATTCCAGAGTCCCTAAAAAACTATGAGCATTGTTTTATATACTCTGTCGGAAGTTATGAAAGACTTACAATTCAATCGGAGCTTTATGAGTATAGATTTGGTGGACCATATTTAATTTTAGATGAAATTACAAAATCCGTAAGAAAAATTGACGAATCGAAATATGCTTTAGTTTTTATAGATGGCGTTCTCCAAAGAGAAGGAGATTCCTACCAGATTGTTGGTCCAAATATCACATTCACAGAAAATTTACTATCATATAAGACATCTGGAAACAGAATATATCAAAACGTATCTATCATTTTACTTTACGGAAGAGATATTCCAAAGACACTAACTTTTTATGATTTTGAACCTTATACCTTTAATAATAGCATCATAGTTAATCTTTCTGGAACTAATGTAACAAAAAATTTCTTAGATGTATATGCTCCAAATAGCCTCGATAGAAATTATGTAAAGCAAGGAAATGTTGTTGTAGGTAAAGTATTAAATGTTGAAATAGTAAGTTCAGATGAAATTAATATTGTTTTTAGTAATCCTAAGAATATAGAATTGTCACAAGATTCATTGGAACTTGTAAATTTAGATGTATATGATACCAATACAAATTTACCTGAAGTAATTACAATTCCTGGATCATACACAATATCATATGAATATAAAACAGATGAAGATGGCGATAGTATTTTAGAAAGATTTGTTTCTCCATGGTTGTATGGATCATCTTTAGCAAATGCTGCTTGGAATAATAAATTTTCTCTATTGGGCAATTTATTACCTGGAGATAAAATTTTAATTGATGGCGAAAGTTCTTTTAGAGAAGTTTTACGCACTCCAGATACAGGAAAAACAACATCTTATAGAAATAATGATCTCGTCCAAAACGGATACTTTGCTAAAGTATTAACTAGTGACTACGAAGGTGACACTCAGGGTGTTGGATTGAGCGTTACTGCTAACGTTAATGCTTTTGGTGAAGTAACGACACTTAATGTTTCTGACGTTGAATGGAACAAAAGAGATTTCAATCTTTACTTAGAAACAGGGATTCTTTTACAACCAACAGCTTATGAATATTTCACAACTCCAGAAATACATTTCATCCCAGTAGATGGAAATGGTGGTGGAGCCAAGGCTGAAGTGATTGCTCACGGAGGACAAATTTTAGATATTGTCATTACCGATCCTGGTTCTGGATATACCCAACCACCAAAAGTTGTTGTAGCTAGAAGATTCAAAAGAATAAAAGAAGCTTCCCGTAAAATAGATTCTTTAACAGTTTTAGACATCCAAACTAGTATTGACTCAGTTTTTGTGATGGTTGGATATTCTGAAGTTAAAGTAGAGGGTGGTCCTTTCTCCTTACAATCTATCAGTTCTGTTATAACTTTTGGTGGGTTTAATCCAGATCTTAATACAAATAGAGATATTACAACCGTTGTTGCTACTAAAAAAGGTCAAGAACGTAAAGTTAAGATGACCGATAAGAAGTTTCCATCCCAAATTAGGATAGAAGCAGCGGTCTCTAGAATTGAACCAGTACAGCATACTACAAACATTGTAGCAACACAGATTGTCGGTGGTGTTGTAGGATTTGAAGCATTAGCATCTCTTCAGACAATATCA